GTGAACTCCCTGATGCCCCGAGCAGCCTGGATCTTCTCCATGACCTCGCTGCCCTCGCGCTGTATGGCGTCCCACGTGCTCTCCTCGGAGGGCTCGTGGCTGAACATCGAGCCCACGGCCTTCACCCGGCGCCTCGCGACGTTCAGCGTAGTCATCGTGCTTATCCGGTTGAGGGCGCTCTGCGTCCCAGCCGGGGTCCGGTACAGGGTCTTCTGGCAGTCGAGGAAGTTGCCTATACCCTGCTTGTACCTGAACCAGTTCACGTTGTGGTTGTCCTTGCTGTACGTCAGCGCTATCTGCTCCGGGCTGGGGTTGTACTCCAAGTTGTCTATGAAGTCCACGACCCCTCTCCTCGCGCCAGCGGGGTCTATGTACGGGTTGCGGTTGTACCACGAGTACGCGAGCACGGCGGAAGCCATCGCCGAAGGCGGCAGCATCACGTCGTCCTTGCTGTACTCGTCGTAGTACTCGCCGTACGGGTAGAAGAACGCTCCGTACTCCGAGTTGAGCTGCGAAGAGGGCCCGCCGCCGTAAGTCCCGTCGATCCACTGGTCAGCCTCCAGGTAAGTCAGTCCCGAAGGCGCGTCGGGGAAGAACAAGCAGTCCTGCCTGGTAGTTCCTGAGAGCTCTAGGCCAGCGCTTATCACGCTGGGGTCGTACACTCCCGGAGTAGACACTACGTCGACTATCACGTCGTCGACGTTGTCGAGCAAGTGAAGACCCGTAGCGGGCGTTGTCGGCTCTACGCCTACGTTTCCGATGTAGTAAGAACTCATGTCCGGAGCGTCGATCCCCGAGTCTCCTCCAGTGAGCGAGTACGTGTCATAGCAAGAAGTCCAGTCAGCGGGCCAAGCCGGAGAGCCGGCTGACTCCGTGAACGTTACCCAGTCAGAATCGAGAGCCTCTAGCGCCGTGAAGCCGTCTATGTCGGAAAACTCCTCCAACAGCTGCGACTTGTAATACACGACGACGTTTATCTCTCCCGCCTCCCCGCTGTCAGCAGCCTTCACCTTCACCTCGAGGTCGTCTCCGTAAACGCCGTACTCCTTCGCGGTGGCGTCGAATATGTCCGTTCCCCCGCACACCGCCGTAGTAGAAGACTTTGCCGCTCCGTCGTCTACTATGCGCCCGTACTTCAACGTCCCGGGCATCTTCGAGAACTGGTAAGCAGCCCTCGACTGCATAGTAGTGGGCTCCCCAAATGTCTCCAAGAACATGGAAGGAGACGTGATGTCAGTGAGCGTGTTAACGGGTCCCTTGTTAGCCGTGCCTATCATAGCAGCGACCAAGCTGCCCGAGCTGCTCACGAACAGGGAGTCATCGTATACCCTGCTGTACACGCCTGGTGCCAAGTGCATTTGCCATCCTCCTTATCCCTATCCGCGACACAGCAGCCTAAAACTCCCGAGCCGCTGATCCCTAGTCTCTCTACTCGTTATATATCACCGCCGCCGTCGATCAGTCCATCGATCTTGGGAATGCTCGCTTCCACCAGTCGGCCTTTCCTCAACAGGTACTCCAAATTGATGACCTCGGCGTTAAGCGGGATCTCTCTTATCCCGTGAGGCGCCACCCTCTGGCTAACGATCTTTCCCTCGCAACGCACGGCGATGACTTCCTCGACTCCCCTCGGATTGCGAAGAACCAGACAATCGTTGGTGTCTTCGTTGCTCATGCCTCACCTCTGATCTCGCTAAACTCCGTCCTCACCTTTCCCATAGTCCGCACGACCTCCACCGGAAAGAACTTGTATCCTTCCAACACAAAATCAGTCCTCACTTCGAAGAGCCTGTCGCCGTCGTCGACCCTGTAATCGTCAGCCCACGCAGCCTTACGTATCACGATGCTGAGCCCCGAAGAGAAGAAGAATTCGGGTATGAATGCTCTCTCCACGTGCACCGTCTTTGCAAACTTCTCGTCTAAGGCGTCCTTGAGGGCATTAGCCTGCGTGGGATCCTTCAATATAGCCGAATAACCGTAAGTTATGTCGAGCCCCTGGGGAGGCTTAGAATAACCCGCGTAAGTCTTGGACTTGTCGCGGAAGTTTATCCGCATCCTCCTGCCCCTGAAAGACCTCTTGAGGTTGTCCTTCTCGCCAGTCCTCTTCACGAAAGCCGAAGGCAGCGGAACCCTTCTCGGGTGGCTCATCAGCCTCAGCAGGGATCCAGCCCTTCCAAAAGCCCTCTGAAAAGTTGTGAGCACGGGAAAGAAATCCTCGCCTTCCAGCTCCACGGTGAGGGCCTCCACCATCGCGGCGTCAAAATGTCGCCTGGCGTCGAACTCCGTGACCCTCTTAATGTCCACTGCGCCCGCTCCCTTCGAACCATCCGTCTGCGAATCCGTCTGGTGATAGTGCCGACATGAAAGAAACGGCGTCCACGAAGTTTCCAGCCACCTCCAGCTCCACTAGAGCCTCTGACACGTTAGTAGACCCTTCGTACAGCAGCATCTCCAGTCGCTCTTTTCCCTCGTAATCAGAAACCACTGCCAGCCCGTCTTTTCCCAGGAACGCGTCCATAAAGAGCTCTTTAGCCGCCCGGGCCATTCGGCGCTCTTCCGGGTCTCCAGACTTCGGGCTAGGAGCCTCGTAACGCCTCCCCGATATCGGAAGCCTTCTCTTCAATCTCAAGTTGAAGCCGAGGTCCATGACGATGTCAAACAGAAAAGACTCCGCCACGAAAACGACCTTCGCCGGACAAGCCAAGAAAGAAGTAGAGAGTCTCGCGTCCGCAGCCCTCACCAAGGAGCTCATCGCTCATCCCTCGGAATCCGCGTTATGAACTCGTAGAGCAGATACACCGACGTGGCTGCAAGCCTAGACCCCGTGAACTTCCTCGCGGCGATTACCTCGTACAAATCGCCCTCAAAATCGAAAACGTCGCCCTCTTTCGGTTCCACACTCAAGCGCTCAAGAGTAAATGTCGGCACGTGAAATACCACGTCCCTCGTGAGGTCTATTGAATACGCCGTCATCTCCATCTCTTCCGGACTCACGCGAGGCTTTACGTTCATGCGAACCCAGTGATACTCCCTCTCCGAGCGCCTCTGAGTGTGGTACAGTTCGTCTACCGGCACAGCGGTGTCGCTCTCTAACACCCCGTACCTCAACTCCGGGTAATGAAACTCAAACTCCCTCGCCAGCAGCCGCTTCTGAATCTCAGCCGCCTTCTCCGTGATTATTCCGCTGAAGTTGCCGGAAACCTGGGAGCGGTGGTCCAACGTCACACCTCCTTGACGCTGTACTCCGAGTCGCAGTAATCGCAGCGATACAAGCCCCATCCTCGGCGCCTAGAGGGGCCTATTCTCACCAGCGGCGCTCCGCACGCGTCGCACTTCGGCCTCTTGCGCTTAGTTCCGGGCTTAGCCTTCCCCGGCCCAGCCACCGAACGCCGAGCCTTAGACTTTCCTCCCCCGCGCCTCCACCTGTTTCCGGGATCGTCAATGAAAGCGAAGCTATACTCCAGTAAGTTCCCGTGCCTCTTTGCGAACTTCAAGTTAAAGTCCGCGACTTCCCTATAGTCTTCTTCGTCTGAAGCCCGTGCTAGCCGCAAGAAAGCCGAAGACAGCGACCTCGCCTGTTCCTTAAACCCCCGATCTGACAACGACTCTACGTGACGCATCATCTCATCGAGTGCTCGAGCCCTAGCAGCCCTGTGCGGCTTACCTTCCTCGACCAAAGAAGCCGTCTCCTCAGCAAACGACACTATCGGAGATTCACTCCACCTAGGCGACTGTACCACTATCACGCGCTCGAAGGGCCTCAACTTAGAAACTCTCCCAGGAGTCTCCAGCTTAACTCTTCCGCCGTTTCGAGAAACTCCCGTTACCCTGAAAGCGACGTCGCCTCTCTCGCAGACGAGCAGGTCTCCCACCTTCACGCTCCTAGCAGATACCTTAGCCCTTCCATCGCGGTCCATGTCAGCCCTTCCTCGAGAACGTGGTATAGCTGAACTGCAAGTCTCTTAAGTCCTCCATGAGCTTGGAGAGTTTGTCGACAGCTTCTGCCCTCAAATCTGCGGCGTTAGTTGACACCGTACCTTCTCCAGTAAACTGGCCCATTACCTCAGCGCGCTTCTTCTGCGTAGAAAAGTGTACCCAGTCCTTCATCCACGTGATCGCCGGCCCATACTTCACGTCGTCAGGAGCTACGGGCAGCGGACAGTAAACGACAGTCACCCTATCCTTCTGCCAAGCTACATCGTCTATCCATATCCGCCCCTGCCCGTACTCAGACCCTTCTACATACCTGAAAGACATCCGCTTGCCCATAGCCGCGACTATCTGGCGGCGAGCCTGAAGCCACTGCGCATAGTTTGATATTTGAGTAGACTGCCACAACCCGTGCGGAAGTCCGAGAAGGTCGGATATCTCCTGTAGTACGTAATCCCCTGCGTGGTGTATCTCCACCGGGATGAGCTCTTCCACCACGTGAACCGGTGCTGAAAGGGATCCGTCGGTGTCGACGTAACCGGCCTGTCCTTTCACCATCGTCACGTCGACTGTCTCGAAATTAGGAGCCTCTCGGTACCACGGCCTCACGCGTTCGACGGCGTCGACGACGAAATCCTCCACCAAAGTTCTGTCCAAGAACAAGTCGAGCATTCCCCCGCCAGTCACCTGGCGCTCCGCGTAATTTACGTAATCGTTGAGATCCACCCGTCAGCTCCAGTCCTATCTCGTGTACTACTTCTCGTCGAAAAGCGCCCTCTTGACTTCTGCCAAGACGTCGTCCTTGCGCCCTGAAGAATCTACGCCAATCTCTTCAGCGAGCTTCACGAGATCGCGCTTGAGCATCTTTCCAAGACCGCTTCTGCCAAGATCCAAAGCCCTAGCCTTCAGATCCCGCTCGTCGGCCTCGTCAGGCTCTTCGGACTCGTCAGTCTCGTCGGCCTCGTCGGTCTCGTCGGCCTCGTCGGACTCGTCAATCTCGTCGGACTCGTCAATCTCGTCGGCCTCGTCAATCTCGTCGGCCTCGTCGGACTCGTCAGTCTCGTCGGACTCGTCAGTCTCGTCGGCCTCGCCGGTCTCATCGGCCTCAGAAGTGCCATCAGAAGGCTCTGAATCCTCAGGACCTTCCTCTACTACTTCATCGCCCTCCAAGTCCTCCACTTCACCGGACTCGTACTTTCCGAGGACAACGTAGTCGCGATAACTGGTGAACTTCACGACAGTCACTGCTCCTGAAAACTCGATCCCCGGATTGTCCAACACGAGAGCGAGCTCAGCCTTCGTGAGCACGTCAACCTCAAGAGACTCTCCTGAAGCGAGCCTTCTTGCGCGATGCTTAACGTACACCACCTCGTGCTCGTTGGAGACGTTGCGTATCTTGCCGTTCTTTGCCATTTCGCTCTCCCTCCTCATCTCGTTAATCTCAGAGGGGCCGGCCGCCGCACGAGCAGCCAGCCCCTATCTTCTTCTAAGCTGCCCGTCTAAGGAGCAGCCGTGGGAACGTTCTCGCCGGAGATGTCGCCGTGCACGTACATCCTGTTGTTGACCATCTTGGTCGCGTACCTCGTCCCGAGTCCGCGCCGGACGACCTGGTCGTCCAGTACGACGGGAGGAGTGACGAACAAGGGCATGTACGGCGAGTACACGAGCCCGGCGTTCAGCCACATCGAACCCTTGTGCCCGACTACGTACTCCTTGTCGGGGTAGTAAGGATTCTTGATCACGGGCATGCCGCGGAGGTGTCCCACTATGTAGGGCCCTGCCTGCGGATCAGCTCCGCTGGGCTTGAACTCGCTCTCGAGAGACTCGATCACCGTGCAGACGTCTACGCCTGCTACGATGAAGTTGCCGTGCGCGCGCCTGGTCTGCTTGAAGACCTTGTTCTGCGCGTTGATGATCGTGTCTATGATGGCGTACTTGTGGTCGCGCCAGGACACGCCCATCGGCAGGTTTCTGTCCCACGTAGAGACGGTGCCGTAAGCCCCGCTGCGCATGAGCTCAAAGAGCTCGGCGTCGATCTCAGCCCTTATGTTAGCGGCGCAAGCGGAGACGACGTCGCCGTCTACTCCTCTTCCGAACGCCTGCTGGAGGTCGTACATCGCGTCAAGCGTGTACTTGGACCTGATCTTGCGAGCCTTCGCAGTTACAGCCTCCGACCACACCTGAAAGTCAAGCTCGGGGATGTTGTCGGGATTCTGCTCGAAGTCGATGGTGTAAGTAGCGGAGATCTCAGTCGCTCCGCCCACCGCCGCGTTGAACTCCAGATGCACCTCTCCGGTGCTGTAGTTGACGGTGCCGGTGCCGCCCGCGCTGCCGGCAAGCGTCCCGCTTCCCGCGGCGTCGGTGAACGTCTCCGTACCGTCGGTGATGCTGACGTTGCCGTCGGCCACCGCCGGGATCATGTTGAGCTTGAAGTCGTAGGTGTCGCCGCCGTTTCCGGTTCCGAGCACCTCGCCGCTCACGGTCGTGGAGGTGTAGTTGCGCTCGCCTCCCTGGCCGCTCTGGAACACGCCGAACATGGTGTCGCCGGAGCTGATCGTCCCCTTGTCGGTACCGTAGTTGTACCGCATGAAGAAGACCTCTCCGACCTTCCTCGTCATCGGCTGTACAGAGCAAACCTCAGTTGCCACCAAGTTGGGCATGATGGCGCTGATAAGCTCGTACCCGTAGTGAATGAAGTTGCCGATGGCGCTTGAATCGCTAGTCTCCTGCACCTTCCGGAGCCAGCGCTTCGTGTTCTCGAGGGTGATTGCCACCGTAGACTCGCCCATTCTGCTGAGGTCGGGCTTAGCCCTCTTGACCCCGCGGACGTACGCGGCGATGTCACGGTCGCGCATTGCCCTGCGAGTCGCTTCCTTCACAGAAGCGTTCGCCTCCTCGATCTTAAGCCCTCTTCCGGGCATGAAGATCTCCTCTCTATTCTGCGGCCGAGTCAAGACCTCGCGCCGTTTACGCTGCGCGCAGTCCTCTCTTCTATCTCGGCCAATCGGCGGTCGTCTGCAGATCTGCGAGAATCGCGATCTTTCGTGCTCTCGTCGACCTCTATCCTTGCAGATATCCCGCCATCATCTCGTCTCCGGGCGTTGCGGGGCGACCTGAAAGCCCTGCGCTTCTTGGCCTTTGCGGGCCTTCTCGAAACGCGGCGCTTCTCGGTCTTAGTGCCCTTTTCGCCCTTCCTTCTCTTGCCGTCGCGCCCGGCGTCATCCTTAGGAGCCCTAGTGGGAATCCTCCGTTCTGCCAGTTCAGCTATCTTCTTAGCCGCCCTGACCTCACGCTCGAGCTCTCCGACCTTCTCCTCCAAAGCCGCCTTCTCGCGCCTGATTCTGAGCTCGCGCCTCTTAGAAGAAGCCAAGCCCTTTGACACTGCCTCGACCCTAACCACAGCGCGCCTCTCGATAGTGTCGAGCGACTGCTTCATGTCGTCGAGCCGGCCTACAGCGGCCTCGTAAGCGTCCTCTAATCTCTCCAATCTCCGTCGCTTCTCCAGATAAGCCTCCCTCAGAGAAGGAGCGGCGCTGCCAGCCCTGGGCCGAGATTCCGTCACAGCCTCAGCGAGCTCCCTCACGCGCCTTCTCAATGAAGCGTTCTCCTTCTCCAGATCTGACTTCGACTTCTCGCCTCCCTCGAGTCCGTCTATGTCTATCCCGAACCTTTTCTCGAAGAGCTCCTTGAAATATCCGTAGTCGCCCTTCGCGTACAGCCCCTTGTCCTCCTTTGCGAGCCGCGACAGCGCCTCTTTAAGAGGCACCCCCGCGTTCTTAGACTCGTCTACCTTTGAGAGCCTTGCCTTCTCGCAAGCGGGGTCTATCACTATGTCGTGAACTATGTACTCGTAAGTGTCGGGATCTATCTCCGTTCGGCCCTCCCTCTGTACCACGTCTCCAGCGCCCCTAGACGATATTCCGGGTATCCACCCGTAATCCGCCAAAGTCTTGACTATTCTCCCAGACGGCGTGTCGAGCACGTCTATTGCGCCGCGCACCTCGTTGTTGTCCTCGTCGAGGTACTCGTCAGATATCGCGTGAGATACCCTCGTTATAGAAGTCTCCAACCCCTCTGGGTGGTCAGCCTCTCCGAGCAGGCTTCGAGACTCGAGCCGCGACCTAAAATCGTCGCTCGAAAACGTCCGCCTCCACAAGGCGTTAGAGTAAGCGCGCCCGTTAGCCGTCTCCTTTTCCGTCTCCCCGAACACGCCCTCGAGCCTCATGATGACTCCCGGGGGCAGCTTCGAGGAGTCGCTCTCGACCACGCGAAGCTTCGTGTCCTTTGGCTCCGTGATCTCTATGAGCTCCCGTCTTCCGCCCATTTTCGCGAGCCTCCTTCTAGTAGGGCCTAATATCCTCGTGTCACCTGTATATATCCAACCCGCGAACGACGACTGAAAAAGTACCGAAAGTAGAAGTCTCGTCGCCAGTCGTGAGCCTCAATTCCCCCACGTAACCTCCCTCAGAGAGCTCAGATCCGTCCAATTCTGCGAAGGCCAATCCGTCAGAAGGCGGGCTCTCCATCGAACATTCAACAGAAACGTTGTCCGGGGTGTCGGTGCTGTATCGGCGCCTCTTCGTGAAAGACGCCGAGACCGAATCTACTCCGGCGAGAGAAGCTTTGGAAATCGAACCATCCTCGTCAGAGTACTTCAACGCGAAGCGAAGCACGGCAGCCCTTTCGGCTATCAACTCAACGCTAGAAGAAGGAAACTGCCCAGTCCACAAAGAGCCGCCGTACACCCTGACGAGCCGCTCTCTGGCCCTGTCGTATATCTCCCGGGTATCGCGAAGCGGGCTTAGCGTGAGCGCGATTCCCGCTACCACTCTCCTGTAAGCCACCTTACCGCTCTCCCCTCACAGCGTGGTGATAGGCCAGGCGCCGTAGTAAGTGAAAGCTCCTACCTCTATTCCGGCCACCAGCGTGTAAGCCGAATGAGACTCCAAAGAGGACATAGCCTCAGAATGCTTGAAGACGCCGGAAGTCGAGTCAGACACCTGTTCAGGCCCGAGCACCTCTGACCCATCAACGTCGAAAACGGTAAACGTGCACATCTCGGCGTCGGAGTCTCCCACCACTCCAGAAGGACCCACGGCGCATGCGGCCACCGTGATTATCTCGTTGTCGTAATCAAACGCAGCAGATACGGATACCGCGTATCCCGCGGGCCTAACTACGCTAACCTTAGTGAGAAGCCTCTCAGAAACGTCTCCGCTGACCCTCGAGTAAAACAGCAGGTCGTCCTCTTCCACGAAAACGCTGGTGTCGAAATCCAAGTAATAGACTCCCTGAAAGTCGTCGTCCTCGGTCATCTCCGAATAATCTACTGTCGGGTCAGCAGAAAACGCGTCGGAATCGAAGTCGTAGAGCAGCCCGTCAGACTCGCGCTTCACGCCGGTTATTGGAGTCTCTCCTGTAGCGGGTCCTCCGTCGCTCTCAGTCAACCTCCACAGCAAACGGTAAGTGTCGCCCAATTCAACCCTGTCTATGTCCACCCCGCGCACCTCCTAAAGTCCTCTGTTGAAAATCCGCTAGACCTAGGAGTCCAATCGGGATCGTCCTCAAGCGCAAACTGCTCCCAAGCCTCTCGCCCTTTATCTATAACTTTTTCGAGTCGCCTCAAGAACGTCTCCGCAGCCGAGAACTTAAACTCGCCCACCGACTCCGCCGCGTACCGCGCCATGAGCTGGGCCTCGTTCTGCACGGGAAGCTCGGAGTGGGCCCTAGCGTACTCCCGACCGAGAGCCTTCAGCTCCTCTAGCTTCGACTCCACCGTCTCTCCGAGCCACTCACCGTCTTCGTGCATGGCACGCACGTTGTTCCTTATCTGCTGCATCACGTAAAACTCGAATCCTCTGGGCAACCTCAGTTCCCTTAGAGTCTTACGCACCTTGTCCTTCACCGAATGGTACCCCGCGTGGTTTTCCTCGGCGTGTTCTGACATCCTGTGAGTCAAGTCTCCTACGTGTTCCGCGAGCCAGCCGTAAACTTGGCATATCTGCGAGCGCTGTATATCGAGCATAGCGCGCTCTGGCTTGCCGCGCTGCAATCGAGCCAACCTCTTGAAGCGGCTATCCCTTGAGGCGCTCTCTTGCGCCGATTTCGCGCCCTCTGTCTCTTCCTCGGCGTCGGGCTTAGCGACAGTTATCTTTCCGTGAGCGGCCATCTCTTTCATCGCCTTAGCTACGTTAGATATTGACATCGTCAATACGTAGAGCACGGCGTCAAGATGCTTGCACACCACGCCCACCAAATCCGGATTGCGAACTTCCGGAAACCTCTTCTCTCCTCCTCTATTTCCCTCCCAGTCAGCGGCGTCCTTATACAGCGCATCGAGCTGGTCAAGGATGTACTTGTACCCGAAATACAAAAACGCCCCACACTCGCAGTGCACGCGCACGTCACCGAATACTGCCAAGTTTGCGCGTTCAGACCAGTTAAGATCCGGCTCCGACAACGCCTCGTTCCAGTCCTCAAGCAAGACCCTCACTCGATAAGCGTCTCGCTTTCCGGGCCACACTGTGACAGAAGAAGCGAAGAATTCTATCAACCCTTCCTCAGAAACCGAGACCATTCTCACCAGTACGGGATCTGCCTTCTTGTGCGTGTTGCCGTCTATCCCTGTCCTGAGCTGCTTTAGAGTAGCCTCTCTAAACAGCAGCCCCTCGCCAAGAATGTTGCGAGCCAAAGAGACCTGCTCCAAAGTGATGAAGCCCATTCCTCAGTCCACCCTGAAAGCCACGAACCCGCGTGGGAGCTGCTCTCTCGTCCCAAACGGCGGGGCTATTAGTCCTGCAGAACCCTCAGAATTCAACAGCTCCTCAGCCTCTTCCGGCCCACTAGAAAGCTCCAAAGCTATCTCTCGAGCCTCGTCCTCCGCCGCGTCTTCAGAAGGAAATACGAACCACCTCTCGAAACCGTATCTAACGTCGGCGATCTCAGACGTTCCGTGCGGAGAAGGCACGACGTCGGCGCTGACATTCTTTGCACCTACCAGCGAGTCTAACGCGGATATTGCGTCGCTCATCGAGACGCCGGAAGACTCGAGCTCCTTCCTCACCGACTCGACTATCTTTCCCCTGCGGATGGAGTCCACTGCCTGCCGCCCTTACCTAAGAAGCGAAGCCGCGACGTAGTACTCTTCGATCTCCTCTGTCTCCTCATCCTCCACGCGTATCAAGTACACAGTGACGGTCTCCTCTCCCCACATGTCGTGCTCGCTCCTGTAAGGCCTGTCCTCGTCGCCATCAGCCACCGTCGCGTCGAAGGGCCCAGACCCGAAGTCCACCACCACGGCGTCTCCCGGCTGCCAGTCGGGCACGAGGTCCTCCGGCTCCTCGGGCTCTTCCCGGTCGTCGACGTCGTAGTCGTCATCGGGCTCGAACTCGGGCTCTTCCCGGTCGTCGACGTCGTAGTCGTCATCGGGCTCATCCGTGCTGGAGTCGTCATCGAACCACGCCTCAGCCAACCGCTTTACCCCGAGAGCGGCGAAGACGCCATCAACCGGCACTCCACCAGAACCCACTGATTCCACGAACAAGTCGTTAACAGACAATTCAAGCCCGACGGCCTTGAGCTGATCTGCCAACGCGTTCCTCACCTTCTCCGTGTCGCGCCTGTTGTACTCCACCCCGGTCACCAAGTAGAACACCCCGGGCTGGCGCACAGAAGGGTACACTGCGTGTATGTTCTTTGCTGAATCGAGTTCAGACGGATCGAGTATCGCGTCCTTGAGCTTGTCCTCGTCTGAAGGCTCGAACCCGTAGGCCATGTACACGTAAGCTTTGTGCGAGTATGAAACTGCAACGGGCTCAGCCTTAATCTCGTCTCCAGCAGCCTCCCGCGCCTTCCGGACGCTCCTAAACTTCCTCGACTCTTCCCTCGACGGAACTACCCAGACGTTGTTCTCCTCGCACCACTTCCTCACGCGAGACTCTATGTCCGCGAGTTCGGCATCCATTCCAGATCCGTCCTCTCGGCCGCCTCCGGGGCCCGCGCCTCTCCCGTGCTCGGGCGGCCCAGAACCGTCCGGCTCGTGACCACCGGGCCCTACCTCAGGAGATGCCTCAGGCTCGTCGAACTCCACGTCCATGGTGTCGAGAGCCTCAAGCTCATCCGCTATCGCCTTGAGCTCCTCTGCCCTCTCGTCCGGCACAATGCCGCTAGTAGCGATGAAAGTGAGGCGCTTCGCTAGAGCCTGCCTCGCGGAGCAGTCTCCCTTTGCCTCCCTGAAAGCTCTCGAAAGCCCCTCTATCCTCCCAGCGAGCTCGGCGTCTCTCGACTCCTTTATCTCGTGCGGAGTGCCAGAAAGAACGTACCTCGCTGCCGCCACTACGTCGCCAAGAGAATCCCTCGGAGAGACGACGGAGAACGAAAACGCGTCGTCCTCTGAGTCGTAGCCGAAATCGGACAATGAAGCTCCTGGAGCCGGGTTGAGAGCCTTCATTATCTCCTGCACCGCGTCGAGTGCAGTAGCCGCGTTGTCAACCTTCACGTTTACAGCAGAAGCCGGCCAAGGACCGCCGTCTGCATCGGGTCCTCCCGGGACGAACTTTATGGGGTCGTCATCCTCGGCTATGCGCTTACGCGATTCGCCCCTACGCGAGACTCCAGTAAAGTCAAGTACAGCGTCACCCTCATCGTCGTAGTCAAGAGCTGCGCCCATCTCCTGCGCGACGTCGGCAATTACGTCATCCAGACGCATCCCCATCTGCTCGACGTTACCCATGATGCCCATGTCGGTGAACTTCTGGTTAATGGCCGCGACCACGTCCTCCACCGACGGAACGTCCTGCCCCTCCCACGCCTTGATGCTGAGCGCCGTGCCCTCCGTAAGGCTTGTGCTCTCGGTCTTGAGCTTCCTGGACTCGCCCTTCAGCCGAGCGATGTCTTCCTCAGAGTAGCCGAACTTCGTCCTCAAGGTCTCCTCGGCCTCCTCCGGAGACGGCCCCCCGGCGAGCGCTTTGTCAGGGTTGCGCACCGTGTCTACAGCTATCCGGCACTGGTGGCGGTCAGCGGGCGAGTCTCCGCGGTCCACCTGGGCTTCAGCGGAAAACGAAAGACTCTCCACGTTCAACGAAGGAGCGTCAGCGGCCAAAAGCGCCTTGACTGTCTCTATCGCGGCTTCCGGGTCACCGCCGACATCGACATAAATCTCTACACTTCGCTCTGCGGGATACGTGTCAGCGAACGGTATGCTGTCAGCGATGTCCGCAAGAACCGCGTACTCTTCGTCCGTGTCAGCTGTCACCGTGACAAAGTCGTCAGGAGCGGTATCGCTAACGTGCAGGCTCTCAACCAGCTCCTTAGCATCGTCGCCCTCAGACTCCTTAGCCGCCTCTCCAGCGTGCATCAAGAAGTCAGCCGCTACGTCGAGATCCTCCCCGGGTATATCTACTACGCTAGACCCGTAACCGGGAACATCGCGCAGAGTCATTACGTCGCCGTCCCACTCCGCGCTGATCTCTCCGAGTCTTTCGCTGAAAGAGTCAGCCCCGAAGAGTGAATCAGCCATCACCCTCTCTAGCTGCGCCGCCTGCTCGGCGTCGAGCGCCACAGAATTCTCCCCATCATACACCCAGAAGGCGCCTCGAGAGGGATCGTGCTCCATCTTCACTCCGGAGTCCAGCATTGTGAAGGACATGCCTGGAGAAGCAGCCTCGCCTCTTCGCCCCGAGGCGCGAGCCGCGCGGCGCCTCTCCGTCACAGCCGCCTTAGCGTCCCCCGCGATCCTCTTTGCGTCCTCCAAAGTGATGTCGCCGTGCGAATACTTGCATCCCACGGTGTCGGAATAGTCTCCCGTGCCCTCGCCGTAACCAGCGGTCTCTGCCGCCATCTCAGGAGTTATTCCTGCTTCCATGAGGTCTAGTGCTGACGCGGGATCGGCGCACCTCGCGACCTCGAGCCACCTCTTAGCCACTTCCGGCCTGTCCCCGAACCGCTCCACCCACTCCGAAACCACTACGTCTATCGGAGCTCCTCCGTCCACCAGTTCGCTGTCCTCCAAGAAAGACCAGTCACCACGAGACTCCCGTACGGTCCTCTCAGCGGAGCTGTCCTTCACGTGCCCGATAGCGCGGACCACGTCGCTTATTCCCTTAGTAACGTCTCCACTCATGGTCTAGCCTCTCCTCTTGTCGTTGCCTTCAGCGCACCAGCTGTTTTCTTTCGAAATCTCCCGAATCCCTGCTAATCCCTCTCAGTTGAAGGATCAGTGCCTATGAGCGTCTTCGCCGCCTCTTCGGGCATGTACTTAGCGATAAGCGCTCCTATGCTCTGCCAGTTAAAAGGATGCTGCGGCATCACGTCGAAAATAACTTCCCTGAGGACCTGCGCAAATCCCAGGTCCGAAATCTCCCACAGATTCGCAGACACGATCTCCTTCGCGTCAGCCTCGCTTATCTCGCTAGGCGAAGCAGACTCTGCAGCCTTTACCTTCTTTCCCCCGTCGACCCACAGCTTGTGAAAATGCCGCCTAGTGTGAGTCGTCTTCAGGTCCTTGTCGAGAAGATCCTTCGCGTCTGACGGAGACTTGGCGTACACCGCACCAACCGGAACCCCGTCTACCATGGCGCTGTACTTCCGAGTCTTCGGCGCCCCGGGCCTCGAGCTCTTGTCCTTCGGCGGGTCCTGAGTCGAGGGCTTCTTCGGGTTATCTGGGTCCCCCATGAAGCTCTTCGGATCGCCCTTTCCCCCGCCATAAGTGTCGGGCGAGTCGCCGGCGTCAGTGTCGTACGCCTTCTCGCGCCTGCTCTTACGCTCTCCCCTAGGCCGCGTCACCGAAGACGCCCGAGACTCGAAGTCCTCCCGAGCAAGCTTTTCCTCGTCAGCCCCAAAATAATGCCCCCAGTACCACACGTCGGGGTTGTCCACGCGGTACTCGTGAGTCCCGTACCTGGAGCCCTCTCCGTCTCGCTTCCACAACACGACGCCGTAGGTGTCTCCCTCAGCTCGCGAGATGACCTCAGCCCCAATGTCCTCAGCGCTTCCCTCGAATGCCAGACGCTTGTCGCGGCCCATCAGCCTACTCTCCTTCCGGTGCAGAACGCTCGAACTGGTCGAGCGCGTCCCTTATCTCGTCATTAGCCCCAGCCAACGTGTGGAAGAGCCCAGAAAGAAGCTTCGTCACGGCGCGCACAGCTTTTCTGACCGCGTCGCCTACGCGAGACTCCTTTGGCTCTACGTCGAACTTTGCCGGCACGTGGCTTACCTTTGCAGAAGTCTCCAAGACCTCCTCAGCAATCTTCCTAAGCTGCGCGTTCACCTTCCCGAGCAACACTTCAAACGCCTTCTTGTAGCTCTTCGACTTCCTGTCGTATCCGCGCCTTATCACGCGAGCTATCACCGAGTCGGTCTCGGCTATCTCAGCCTCCAACTCCTCAAACTCCGCTGATATTAGCCCCTCTAGCTGCTTAGCCCTCTTCCTCAGTGGCTTCAGCTCGTCCTGTAACTCTGAAACCTTGTCCTCCAGCGGCTGCATCTTAGCCCTGAGCTCGTAGTAGTCGTCCAGCGCTCGCTTCACTTCAGGAGAGAATTCAGCCACGGTTTTCTCTCTTTCGCCTGATCCACTCGAGGAAGGGCTTAAAAACGAAGTTCCAGAAGAGTCCGCTGAACGCGGCGTAGCCCATCGCCCTCTTAGGGTAGTCGAACCACGACATCTCAGCGTGCAACCCCCACGCGAATGCCACCACAAGTCCCGCCACTATCGAGCAAGCAAACTTGTGCCACCGCTTCAAGGCCGCGAGCCCGTACACGTCCATCGCGAGAGACTTTAGCGCCTGCACGAGCAGCGCCGTGACGACCATGCCGCCCAAATCGCCGAATATGAAAGAAGAGCTGAACACGCTCAACACGTCAGTGCCCATAGACTCCATCTCAGTTCCTCCTCGCAGTTATTTTCTAAGCCTAACCCTCACAGTAGAACCAGAATGTCGGCCCCTCAAGCTGAAACCTCTCCCGTCAGGATCCTCTTCTAACTTCAAATTGTCGTCTCCATCTGAGAGCGCCTCTGCCAGAGACCTCAGCGCGTCAGCCACGTCAGCATAAGTAGCTTTCCCCAGTTCCTCCCCCACTGCGGCCAATCTGCGACCCTTCTTCGTCAACCTGTAATAGAACTTTGCCTCGTCCTGGGCCTCGACGTAACCCTCGCGCTCGAGAGCCTCTAGCGCGTCTACTACGTCGTCTACAGACCCTCCCCCTATGTCGTCTATCGAAACCACAGACCCCGCGTCCTGGGTCGAACCAGCTATGCTTCCAAAAACAGCTGCCTGAGCCTTAGTCAGGTCGGGCGGCACGTCTCCGTCAGCAGCAGAAAGCACCGAAGACAGCGAAGCCTTCGACACGTGAAAGACCCCCAACGACCCGTCCTTAGACTCCGACATCGGAGACCCTACAGCAGCCGCAGCCTTAGCCAAGTCCCACGCATCTACCGCCTCGAACTTGAGCTGGCCGTCATCTATCTTTGCGGTCACCGCGCCCGAATCGCCGACCGCGGCGTCTATCATCTTCTGCACGTCCTCCGCGCCCTTCGGGTCGTCGAAAGCGACGAATGCCGGATCTACCTCCGTAGACGTAGTCTCCTCGTTAGCCCTGCACGCGGAAGCCACCAACGCGAAACGCCGCTCAGGATTCTTTCCGTGCACTACAGCCGCGTGAGCGTCGACGAACCTCTCGGGATCTACTCCAGCCCTTAACGGCAGCTCAAAGCGCTCGTCGGGAGTCCTCACTACCGCGTACTTCTCACAAGCAGAAGTAGTGGCGTCGTACCTCGAACAATCCTCTACGGTGAACCTCCCAGACCTGTACATAGCCTCCATCAGAGAAGAAGCCGGCTCTCCAAACGGCCTGAACGATCCCATGACTGGATGTTTCCAGTCTCGGGTCAAGAGCTTAGCTTCAGACCGAAGCATCCTCAGAGCGTGGACTGGAGAGCGCCCTCTTAGCCCGGCGTATTTCTCGAACACAGCTGCCGGGGCGGCGTACCTGAACCGGCGTTCGCCGAGTTCGAACTCGCCGACATTAACTCCCCCAAAATCGGAATCTCCCATGAATTCGAGCTTCTCCGCCGACTTCTCCAAAAACTCGGCGTCGAATATAAAGCGGTCGTGATAAGCCTCCACAGCAGAAAGCCTAAACATAGGCGACCCGCACTCCGGACAATATCTCCTCATTGCCGGAGTGTCCTCGGCCGCCACATCAACCGGCTCGGCTATTCCGCACGAAAAGCAAACCCTCACCTGTGGAAAAGCCCCGTAAGCTTCGTCCATCAGTCGTCACCCCCGTCTAGAGATTTGCCCAGAAGCAACAGCGCCCGAGCCTCCCTGTCGCGTAATCTCCCCGTGTCGGCATCTCGCCTTATCCTCGAGTAAGACTCCGAGAGCACGGCGTCCCTCGAGTCCGCGTCGGGAGCCTCTATCAGCACGCACGTCCTCGTCAAGAACTTCACCGAAACCGCCCCAGACTCTGAAGCAGCCTCTATCACCTCGTCGAACCTCTCGTCGCACCCGCAGTCGGGCACGAATCCGAAGACCGCGTCCCCTATCTCGAAATAGAACGTGTCCCCGTCCCTGTACGAGTATTTCGCCAAGCCTTCGTCCAAGTCGAGCCTCCCGAGTCTAGCGCGAATCAATCCCTTCGTATCCATATATCAAAGGGGAGGCGAGATTCCCCCGCCTCCCCTCGCTATTCCGCTCGCGGATCGCTTCAGCGGCCCAGAAACACGCCCCTCTCCACGAAACAGTCGCGTTCAGATATCGACGCCGACTCTAGCGACCGCTTCAATACTCTAGCAGCAGCCGCAGCCGCGAGCATCAGCGAGTCCTCCCCCGACCTCTCGGCCTCTATCACTACCCGAGTCACCGCAGCAGACATCGCCTTAGCCTGTGCGTGCGTGAGTCGAGCTCCGGGCTCGATCGAGAGCATCGCCGAGTGCATGGCTTTCCTGTCCTCCACAGCCCCCCGGACGCTCTCCAGCCTCCGGGGCCTCGAGACTAGTGGGTAGAAATCCCCGTACTCCTCGTGTACGGCCCTCACCGCGGCCACCGCAGAATACGGGTCCATCACGTGGTCCGAAAACAGTACGTAGTCCTCAGCCCAGCGAGATAGGTCAGACCTCCCGTACTCCTGCTCCACCCGCTTGAGCTCCAGCAGCGCGTCGCGCATCTCTCGAGACTCTGCCCTCTCCGGAGCCACCAGGCTGCTGACGTAATCTTCGAAGCTAAGCACCGGGCCCCTCTCCGGGAGGCGGCTCGAGCTCCGGTCCCGTCTCGGGTCCGGTCTCCGGCTCCTCGGGTTCCTCCGCCGGCGGAGGCTCTTCGGGCCCGCCTCCCAAGTCGAAGTCCATCTCCAACCCGCCCTCGCTCCCGTCCTCTTCCTCAGAATCGGGTTCCTCTCCGCCAGCCGTGAACCACTCTTCCCTGAAATCGACGATCGAGAAATCAGAAGAGAGCTGCTTGAGCATGTCCTTCAGCGCGACCTCCTGGTTTCCCCCAGCCTTCCCTATTGAGTCAGCTATCGTGTCGACCAAGTCCAGCTTGTTCGTCAAGATCTCCATCCGCTGCAAGTCCTCGGCGCTAGATATCGGAAGCATGTTGAGCTTTATGTCGCCTACGGAGTACTCTTTGCCGAACTTGTACTTGAAGTGGAGCACGACGAGTTGCTTTATGCCGTTGAGTAGAGAGCGCTGGTCCTTCTTAGCGGTCCTCGCGTACCTGATGTCGAGCAGCGTGAGCGACTTCTCAGCGGAAAGGCCGGGCAGAGCCTCCTCGTATCCCATGAAAGACTTCGGCACCCGCAGAGACGAGAACACCTTTGACAAGAAGTAGTCTATGTCGACTATGCTCTTCACGTCGACGTCCCCGCCTATCGTGTCGACGGTGACGTCACCCTTCTCGCCAGAAACCGGCAAGACTATGTCGTCGCTCCAGCCGAGCGGCGTGTACGAGTCCCTGTACAGTTCCCTGTCTGCGTCGAAAGACTCCATCATGGTGAACTTGCGCTCGACGTAGTCCATCATCTCCTGGCGCTCGCGGACGTTCGCGCCCGTGGCGTTGACATAAAACACGCGAGACACCGGAGACCTAGAGAGCCTCGCGAGAGCCAAGCTCTGCTCCACGAGGTTGAGTATCTTGTAGTCCTTCCGGGCGTTGTCCGCAGCCGACCGTCCGTAAGAAGCGGACACCACCGCCGTTATGTCGTCGCCGTCGTAGTCCACCCCGCTGACGGGTATCTCGTCGTCCTCAGAGGGTCCGAGCCCGTCAGACCCGCTCTCCGTCACGACGCGCCCAGACCTCTTCAGCGCGTCCACGAGCTTTCCGACCCAGTTCCTGTCGACCCCGTCGTCGCCAGACGGCCCGTTCCTCGTGCCAAGCGCGTCGGACACCGCGCTGCGGGGTATCCTGAGCTTTATCCTGTCAGACGTGGGCCGGTAATTGAACCTGAGGTGCACGAACGAGTCAGCGTCCACTATCTTCGACGGCATCGAAGAAGCCTGGAAATCGTGCGAGCCTACCATCGAAGTCGGGGCGTCGTTGTAGGCGAATCCCAGGAGCTTTCCGTCCACCTCTATCCGCCACACCTCAGCCGGGTGGTAGTCGTCCCTCACGCGCTCTATTCCGACGTTGGCGTCCCTCGAGTAGACAGGCTTGAGGAAAGCGTCCCCGTAGTGAGCCATCGAGTAAGCCCAGCCCCACACGCGCTCCTCGAGCTCTATCTCGTCGAAGAAGCGCTCCACCTCCTCCGCGTGCGGGCAGTCCTCTGCGGGCCATATCGTCCTGTCAGTCTCGTCGTTCCTCTGCGTGGCATCGTCAGTGAGCATCTCGAGGTAAGACTTTATGAGAGACGAGTTGCCCATCGAATCGTAGTCGCGGTACCGCGCCATCCTCCCCGCGCCGACGTCAGTAGCAGACTGGAAGAGCTCAGCGAGCCTCCCGTACCTCAGCAGAGTAGCCAGCGCCACCTTCGGGTCGGCGTCGTCCAGCCAGCTGTCCAAGCTCTCCGTCCCGCCAGACCTAGCCGGAGCCACCTCTCCCCCAGAAGAATAATCCGCGGCGGCGTCCTTTCCTATCTTCAAGAACTTCGATAGGTTGCCTATGCCGTTATTCATGTCGCCTTCCCGTCAGTCACAGCGAGCACGACTCTCCGTCGCAGAACCTGGACCCGAGCTCTTCGGCTCCTTCACACGCACCATAATCTATCTCGCGGACGTCGCGAGCCCTGCGCTCCCACTCTTCGCCGCTTATCTCCTCGTAAGGTGCCTGCGCGTATCCGTGATCAGACAGCGGCAAGAAAGACACGCACTTGAGCGAGTCTTCGTAATGAGCCAGCATGTGCCTGAGCTGGCCCTTCTCCTCCGGAGACA